CGCCATCGTAGAAACCATGGTTAGCAGAAGTAATCTGTCCGTTAGCGGTGTTGATAGAGGCGCGAAGAACGGGAAGAACGAAACGGCCAGCAGGCATTGTCAAGTAGGGGAAAAGACGATCCGGATTCACCCACTTGCCACTAGGCACTACATTGATCGTGATTTTCTGGATGCTGACACGACGATCGGCCTGTGCGCTGATGCCGTCGATAGAGATATCTTCGGCTTCAAGCTCCGTGGCAACGGTGATGCCTTCTTTAGATTCCATTTCAAGGCCGCGATACTTGATGATACCACTGCCGCCGACGAGTTTTGCTAAGTCCATAGTGTTAGAGGATAGTTGTGGCAGCTACATCGCTGCCTTGTTTCGATTGGTGATATGCCGCAGCACGAACGTAAGTGCCAGCAGAAACTTCTTGGGGTTGGGCCAAAATCAACGGGTCGCCATTTTGGGTCACGATGATTTGTCCGGTTTGGGCGACCAGAAAGGTAACACCGAAAAGAGAAGCGTTGGGGTTTCCGGCCCAAGGGAAAGATCCATCCGTTGTGTAGTAAATCGAAGAATCTGGAGTTACCGTAGTGATGCTTAAAAAGGTTCCGGACACGCTAATTACTGGTGTTGCTACTTTTTGCGGCGAGGCGAACCTCATGTGGGTTTGGAAAAGTAGCTGGGAGGCGATCATTTTATCATTTCCCACGATGGGCAAAACGCTGTCGGGGGCGCAATAAATTTGCCCGACACTAGGATTCGGCCTCCAACTATGAATCAGAGCCATAACCTCGCTGGTGATTGCCTCTATGCTTTTGTTCGTTCCAGCAGAAGTTCGATTGGTTATGGGGAATTCTACTACCACCACCGGAATGTTTGCTAAAAATTGAGGCCCACTAGGCTCGGGCTTGTTCACACTCCTGCTAGGCCTATCTACCACTACGGCGGCACCAGTTTTGCCAGATTTGGCAGTGAAAACCTTTAATGCCTGCTCTATGTCCGAGGCGATGATGCCCTTCTCATTTAGAATCACCGGAATGTCCGAAAAGAAGGGATAGCTACTAATGCGTCCCCAGATGTCGGCCTGTAGCTGAAAAACTGGATCATTCATAGGTTGTCGATGGCCGTTCCCATGGCGCGAAGTAATGCGTCTGAGTATTCTTGGCTAGTTTCTTCTAGAGCAGTTTCGAACATTCTTCGGGCAGGGAAGCCGGGGTGGTTAACCTTTTTAGTGAAAACCTGTTGGCCTCCAATCTTAAAGCTCAAAACGCTGGCATTTTTTGGAACGATAGTATACGGGCCGCAGCCCAATTCGTGAATGAGGGCGTAGAACACGTTTGTCCCTACGCTAGAACTCACTCCTTCTCCAGAAATGGCGGCTGGGGTAGCGTTTACGCTTTGCCGTAGGGTTCCCGTGTCTACTGCCAAAGAGTTAGCCCCCCTAGAGGTAAGCTTGTTCTGCTGAATGTGGCTAACCAGAAGAGCGTTCTGGTCGTTCATCGCGCTTGCTACTGCTTGGGCCATCTCTTGATCGAACCGTCCCAAAGCAGACGAAATGCTGCTTCCATTCGTTTCGATGCTTAGACGAAGGCTGCTCATCCCGCGAGTCGCCGATAGGGCATGAGTCCAGATTTGACGAAAAGAGGCATGTCGCTTTCTTTGGTAACGAACCGCTCTAGCTCTGTGCTGAATCCTGCCTTGGCGCTATTCTCGATGCTGCTTCTGTCCCAGATATACTTGCAGAACTGCGCCCAGAGAAGAACGAGGCCTTGCGGCACGGGATGGGCCCCCGAAGGCAAGCTTCCAGACCCATTTTCATTAGTGTCCCACCAATATCCACCAGTGTAGGTGATTTTTACGGTGCTTCCATACGCGCCCAAGGCTCCGACGAAATAAACGATGCCGCTATCCGGCAGAATATTCATTGCCTCGTCTGCCTTCCATCCATCGGTCAGATTGTCCCGAAGCTCTACTGAAGCTACGGATTCTATCGGATAGATGGGCAGAATTGCGTAATCCCTGTCCGCAGGAGCCTCCCAGACGGTGTTTTGCTGCCGAGCAAAGGTTCTATCGCACTCGTCCTCAAAAAGCCCTCTCACGCCCAATCCAAGCGCAAGAACCGCCTCGTCGTAGTCGGTGCCAGACACGTCACTGGCGAGCAGCAGACGTTTCTTGAGAAAGGTGAGATTAGAAAAACCTGCGTCCATATTGATGCCTCAAGGCTGAAGGGGAGAGCATGAGCACCCTCCCCTCCAGAGTTTGAGGCGACTATTAGGAAGCCGCAGTTTGGAGGCCCGACACGGCATTGTCTGCCATGAGGCCGATGGTGAAGCGCTCCAGAGCGCGGACGAGGATTTCGTCCGTCACGAAGCCAGCTTCGCGGGAGGTGTCGAAGCGCATACCGCCACGAACGCCCAGATACTGGTAGCTCACGTCTCCGAAGAGGACGTAAACCTTGCCAGCCTGCGCGGTGGTGCTGTAGGCCGGAAGGGTGTCGATCCAGCGGATCGGGAACCCGTCGAGCGTAGCGCCTTGGGCAGCATTTGCTTGGTAAGGCATGTCGCCAGCGGTGTTGAAGCCGCTGAAGGCCTGCTCCATGCTCGGGTGCGCGTAGTAAGCGCCGCGAAGCAGGGCAGGGGTAGCAACCAAGGAGCGGATCGCACGCACGTTGGCGAGCGTGACATCACTGGTCTTGGTTTTGGTCGAGGCTTGCTGAACGACATCGCCGTTGTCGATGACCGACAAGGCAAGGCCTTTCACGCTGCCGTTGATTCCGCTGCCAGCGCCCGTGCCGACGAAGAAGTTATGATCTTCGGCCAAGGCCATGTTGCGAGCAGAGTAACGGGCAACGAACTGACCGACTGCCACGATGCTGTCCTCGTCGATTTCCGAAGGAACGCGAACCAGACCGCCGAATTTTTCGGCGTTGAAGGTCACCCACGCAAAGGCAGGCGATTTCTCCGGAACGGACGCGCTCATAGCGATCAGACCAAAGGTAGGATCGGTGGTAAGCTTGGGAAGTTTGACGGTTCCAGCGCCCAGCGGGAAAACGGTGCCGAAACGACGAGCAGCGCCGTATTCGTTGACGAGTTCCACGACCTGTCCGTTGTATTCAACGGGGAGCGGGATGTCGTTGGTGGTAAGAGCAGCCTTGTATTCGGCCTCGCCCATGATCTCTTTGACAAGACCTTCGGAGCGATCGCCGCGAACTTGGCCGCTTTTAATACCGGACAAGAGGGCCATGCCGCCGATGAAGCGAGCAGCGTCTTCGCTGACTTTGCCTTTGCCGATATTAGCAGGAGCCGAGAGGCTTGCTTTACGCAGTTGACGAGTTTGAGTAGCAAGAGCCTCGACTTCGCCTTTCAGCGAAATGAGGTCTTCCGATGTCGCGGCTTTGTCAACGCGCTCGGCAAGCGAGGCGTTTTTTTCCGCGATGGTTTTGATGCCGTTGAGAACTTTCGATTCAAAGGCTTCGGGAGTGTTTGAGTCCATGATTAGATTTGATTGAGGATGCGCGTAAGCTCCGACAGGAAGTTACGCTGGGTTTCTTCTTTCTTCTGCTTCAACTGCTGATGCCGCCCTTCGTTACTCGGTGCTGCGGCATCGTTCAATGCTCCGAGTTCTGGTGTAGCCTGTTTAATGGCTGAAGAAAATTGCACGCGCTTGGCGTAAAGATCCGAGTAGTCGTTAATGTCATCGTCGTTCAGACATCCGGATTTGTAAGCCTTTGCCAAGGCAGAGGGATTGGCCCCGATTACGCAGGCCGAAAGCTCAATTTGCTGTTGCTCCAAGAAGATCCGCTCTACCCTGTCGGCCTTCTCTTTCGGGATGCCCATATCTGCGGCGATGCGCCCGATATCTTTGGTTCCCTCTAGGCGATTTACGTATTTGATGGGGAAAAACCCTACGCTGACGGCCTTAAGAAAGCCTCCGGTGGTCATTTTCCATCCGAACCGGATTAGGGGATTGTCTTCTCCAGCGTCCAAGGCCCACTGAACGGTTTCTACCAGCCTGCGGTTCTCCACGCGAAAATCCACCACTTTTCCAAGGAGGCAAGTGATGGAGTTGTTAGAGTGGCTGTCTAGAAAAGGAGCGTTTTTTTGGAAAAAGTCGAACCTCCATCCGTCCGCTTTGATAATTTCGGCAGTATGGTCGAGGGTTTCGTCGCTTGCGACATACTCTACAAGACCCGTTTTCTCATCCAAGGTTTTCACCTCGGGATGTATGGTGCGAAGGAGTTTCACTTTTTGGCTCGCTTTTTCTTTTCTGGAGCAGGGGCAACTTCTTTTTCTTCGGGAGCAGAGGCCTCTACCGAAGCGGAGGCTGCTTCGTCTTTAGAATCTTCCAAGGGGTTCACGACAGGAGCGAGTTCTTCCACGGGCAAAACCTTGCCGGATGGATGAACATAGGTCGGGATTTCTTTTGGCGCTTCCATAACTAGGGACGAACTACCGCAAGCTGAACACATCTGCAATTTATTATTTCGTCCAGCGGCCCAGAGGGATCGCAGGGATACATAAGCGAAGCCCCGCCCACCTTAAACGGAACATTCATAGGCACTACTTGGCCGTCTGCCGCGACATGAGAAGGGCGACAACGGGCGTCTGGAGTGGCGAGCCATTGCTTGTATTGTATCGTGGTCGCCTCCAGCGATGCTTGGCGAGCAAAGCCGTATGCGGCCCCCGTCTCTGTTCGGGCGATAGTTTTTGCCCTGCCGTTAGAGATTTCGTTGAACTTTTTCTTTACCGATTCGGCAATGCCAGCGGCACCGATTCCGTCTGCCATGCCTTGGGCGATAGAATCCATGATCTCCTTGTGGATTTCATCCGCGATACCCTTCATAAGGTTTTCCCTCTCTTGAAGGAACTGCATGGCCTTTTCGGGCGGCAATTTCCACGGATTACGACTTTGGGGAGGCACCGGAACGGCGCTGGGCTCGTCCAGATTAAGTTCTTCTTCAAGTTCGCTGCGGGTTTCTTCGACCGATTCTGTAAGCATTTCGGTAGAAGCGGCGCGGGTAACTTTCGTCCACTGGTTCAAAAAGGGGTCGAACCTAAAGACAACATCTACCGGAGCCGCCTTGGTTTCTAGCATCTTGGCGTTGTCTAGATCGGCTTTTTCGATATTGGCGAGGGTTTCTACCCGAACGTCATTTAGAACTCGGGATAGCTTGCTGATGAGCCGCTTTTCCGATGCTGCCCTGCGCTTCGTGACCTTCTCCCAGAGCGAGCGTCTTTCCGGAGTCGGGAACTCTGCTGATTTTGCTTCGGGTTCTTGTTCAGAAGCCTCAACGCCTTCTTTAGACATCTCTCTTTCGACTTCGGCCACGATAACGAAAAGCTCTGCCGGATCGGTTCCGCTCGACTCCTTGCCATACCATTCCAAGTCTAGGCTCGGATAGAATTCAGCAAAAGAAGCGGATAGATCTTCATTTTGGACGAGTTGCTTAAGGCTATGAGAAGCAACTTGGCGAAGTCCAACGCGCATCGTGCCTCTCGCAGAGTCCTTGGTTACTTGCGTGACTTCGAAGCGGCCTTTGGTAATTGCTTCGGCTTGGTTCCAGTTGCTGAAGCGGGAAATGCCCACGGCTTTAGCGCCACGCTCTACTTCGAAAACCACTGCCGTAGAGCCTCTAGACCTACCG